TTTTTGTTTCTTGCTGATAATTTGAAACTAAAGTTGAATGGTCTTAATGCAGGACCTTCAAAAAGTAACTCTGTATTTGAATTTAATATTGCCCCAAACAATCTAGATTGTAAATTAGTGGCACCAGTCGCTTGCTCACCAAAATATGTTGCTATCATTGTTTTAACTGAATCATTTACTTGTTGATTTTGTGTTATACCTTGTGCAGTAGTAAATGCTTGATTAAATCCTTCTTTAACTCCACCAGTAATTCCATCTAATGCAATTCCCGTGAGTGCTAATTGGGCAGCATTTATAACATCTTCATTCCACTTTACAGCATTACTGTCTGATATTTGTGATTGTATTGGTAATTTAACTGTACCTAAGGTTTCTTTTGAAAAAGATCTATTGTCAAATCCACCTTGACTGTTTATAGTTCTAGTTCCATATTCTAAAATTGAAAATTTTACATAATCTTGTTTTTCTTGTCCAGGATTTTTTGGATAGGTCCAATTTCCATAATCACCTCTTTTACCTTTTTTACCAGAAACACTAAATGAACTTAATGATTTATTGGATTGTCCATCAAATACTCCTCCTCCACTAGCTCCAGTTGATCCATTAGTATCTGTGGTAGTGGATGTATCTCCACCAGAGGGTGCTGGAGTTTGTGCTGGTGCTTGATTTCCAACCCAAGTATTATATGGTTTGAAAGTACCAGAACTTAAAAAACCTTGCTTTTGATCTGTTGGTAATTTATTAATTATTGTTGTAGTGTTTTTCGTGAATGTGGATGAGTTTTGATTTAGAAATGCTCCTATGGGAGTGTTATCAGACCCAACAGTAGTATTTGAATCTAAAGGTGCCCAAGAATTATTTGTAGCATTCCAAGTAGCAACAACAGATCCATTTTGATCAACTACGTTAGGAGCTGAATTAGGGTTTTGTGGGTTTATTTGTATACCAAATCTACCTGTTCCAGTTCCAGTTTTAACTGGAAACAATGTAGTTTGACTTGTGGGTGTGTTTTGTATAGACACTATTATTCTTCCGTTCTCAAGAAGAGGTTGTATTTATTTAGTAATGAATTTGGCGTACTGGATATTTTGTAAATCACTCAATTCATTATTTCTAACATGATGCAATTGCCCAACAACCTCTATCCAAGTATAATTTCTTTGCTCTCTCCAATGATAATTATATCCTTTAAATCCCCACTTTTGAATTTCTAAACATGTCACTAGTGGATGTTGATCGTATGTTATGTTTGGGGTTTTTGGTCTATAAACAAAAGTATAATGTTTCCCTGGTGTAGGTATTAGATCAATTTCTTTTAATGCATCCATAATGTAGACCATTAGATCTTCTGGATCAGTTACTCTTTTAATTTTTGATTTTAATGACTTAATTCTGTTGATTTCTTTTGCCATTAATTAATACCTAAATCATCTTCGGTAATAATTTTAAATACTAATAATCTATCTTCACACCATTCTTTTGCTGCTTTCCACTTAGCTTTATTAACTTCATAAGTTTTTGCTTCGTAGATGAAACTTTTTGTCACTCTAGATTTTTTAACTGGTGGTAATGTTTGTCTTTTTGGTTTTACTTCAATAACATAAGTTTTTATTTCTCCAAACCTATCTTTCATCTTTACTATAAAATCTGGATAATATTTGTGAACCCTTTTGTCAATTGGTGATACATACGGGATAAAAAATTCTTCACTTGCCCATTCAAGAATACTTTCATTTAGGTCACACCACCTACAAAATTTTCTTTCCCAACTACTTCTACAAATTATATTATTGGAATTTCCTTTATATTTAAATGGATTTTCTGGGTGATATTTACTTTTTATACTTTCTCCCATTATCTTGACTACATATAATATAATAGTAACTTTATTTATAGATGGTTGCTCCAAAGACAGTAGCACAATTAAAAGCAAACATTTTAAGACCAGCACTTACTTCTCATTACTCTGTGAAATTTGCTGTTCCTGATGCAGCTTCTCAATTTATAACTAATAATTCTGGTGTATCTTTGGATGTAGATTTTTTTGAAGTTTCTTGTAGTGAAGCATCTTTACCTGGATCATCTTTTGCAACATTAGATATCGTGAATGATTATGTTGGGGTTAATGAAAAACATGCTTATCGAAGATTATATGATGATAGGGCAGATTTTACATTTTATGTGAATCATAATTATGTTCCTATAAGATTTTTTGAATCTTGGATGAGATATATTGCTGGTGAAAGTTATGCTGGTGGAGTTGAAAAAAGAACATTTACCTCCAGACCAACTTGGCCAGATAATTATAGTACTGATAAGATAGAGATAATTAAATATGAAAGAGATTATGGATCTCAACTCAAATATACTTTTATAAAAGCATTTCCAGTAAGTATAAATTCTATACCAGTATCTTATGATACTTCTAATTTATTAAAAGTTACAGTATCATTTGTTTATAGTAGATATTATGTTGGACGTTTTAGTGATGTACCAGAACAAAGTACTATAGAACAACCAGCACCAGTTACTACACAACCAATAACGTCAAATACACCATTCATTACTCAAAACATATTGACTAACGAGTATTATAATAATTTTGGAAGAAGTTCTCAGGATGCTACTAATAGTGCAAATTTCTTTAATGGTAGAAATGTTGACCAAGGTGTATTAGGATCATCCGCTTTTGCATAATAAATAAAACAACATCTGAATTGTATGACAGATTATGCCTTTACCAAAAATATCTACACCAACATATGAGTTGGAATTGCCATCTACTGGACAATCAATTGAATATAGACCTTTTCTTGTAAGAGAGGAAAAACTTTTAGTCATTGCTTTAGAGACAGAAGATTCTAAGCAGATAACTAATGCAATAAAAAATGTAATTAAAAATTGTATTCTAACTAAAAATATAAAAGTTGAAACACTTCCAACATTTGATATTGAATATTTGTTTTTAAATATTCGTGGTAAATCTGTCGGTGAAGAAATTGATGTCAATATTATTTGCCCAGATGATGAACAAACTACCGTTCAAGTAAAAATTAACATTGATGATATTCAGGTTCAAAAAAATCCTGACCACAGTAAACAAATTAAGATTGATGATGCTCTTGCTATTGAAATGAAATATCCATCATTGGATCAATTTATTAAGAGTAATTTTGATTTTACTAATGATAATAATATGGAACAATCTTTTGACTTAGTTGCTTCATGTGTTGAGAAAATTTATACTGAAGAAGAAATTTGGACTTCTTCTGATGTTACTAAAAAAGAAGTAGTTGATTTTCTTGAGCAAATGAATTCTTCTCAATTCAAGAAGGTTGAAAAATTCTTTGAAACTATGCCAAAACTTTCGCATGAAATCAAAGTCAAAAATCCAAGCACTAAAGTTGAAAGTACAGTAATTCTGGAAGGGTTATCAAGTTTTTTCGTATAGCCTTGGTCCATATGGACCTTGAAAATTATTTTAAGTTAAACTTTGCCTTGATGCAGTATCATAAATACTCATTAACTGAGATTGAAAGTATGTTGCCGTGGGAAAGAGACATTTATGTTGCTTTACTCCAAGCTCATTTAGAAGAAGAAAAACTTAAACAGCAACAGCAAAATGGCGTTAAGTAAACCAAAGTTTATCGATAAGTTTTGGCCAGTATCTACAATTAAAACAAGTAGATCCAATTCGTACAAGAAAATACTTGCTGATCGAATAGAGAGAAGCAAGTATTTAATCGAGAATACTTTTGGTGTAAAGGCGGAAAGAGTTGTAGATACTTTTATTAAATCATATACTGCATCGGATAAAGATTATCCATCACCAATTGATGCTGTTCAAAATCCACAAAATACAAAAGATTTTGATTTATATAATCAATATATTTTATTCTTGTGGGAATATTATGTAAAAGATAAAGGTAAAAAGAAAAAAATAGAAAGAGAAAAACCACCTAAAGAACCAGGAGGATCGGCATCTGCTGATAATAATCCTCCAGGTTCTTTAACTTTATATGAAGGTAAAAAAGAAGAGGACTTAGTTGACGAAGAAATTGATGAGAGAATATTAAAACTCCTTGGACTTCAAGATGTATTTGATATTGATTATGGTACATATTTAACTCTCTTAAAAGAGAAAATGATGTCTGCTAGAATGACATCAACTAGCATTCCAACAGAAGAAGTAGAGTTATTAACTAATGAATATAAGAGAGTAAAGGGTAAAGTTGGTAGATTTAAAGTAAAATCTAGAAAGTTAAATGCAGATAATATAAAAGCAACTGGACCCATAAGAATTTCAAAAGATCAATTTTTTCTTGCTGGGAAAGTATCTGTTCCAGATGTAAAAGGAACTGAAGAGAAACCTTCTACAGAAACTACTGACTTCAAAAAAGATATTCAAATAATTAGATCTAGTCTGGAAAATATTTCTGCTCTATTAACTAATCAGAATAAAATACTTCAAAAAAATTATGATACTCAAAGACTGCAGAGAGAAAATAAAAGAAGATCAGATAGAGAAGATAAACTAGAGGGTGTTAAATCAACTTTAAAAAATGTAGCACAAAAAATAGTAGCTCCCTTTCAAAGTATTCTTGATAAAATCATTAACTTTATTACTAATGTTTTATTGGGTAGATTTTTTATAAAGATGATGGACTGGCTTGGAAATCCTGAAAATTTTGCAAAAGTAAAAAATATTTTTAGATTTCTTAAAGATTGGTGGCCCGCATTGTTGGGTGCATATTTGTTATTTGGAAATGGTATAGGTAGATTTGCAGTAAAAATAACAGCATCCCTAATAAAATTTGGGTTTAAATTAACTAAGAAAGTTCTCCCGCAACTATTAAAGTTTTTAAAAAGTCCTATAGGAATGGGTGTTGGATTATTTACTGCTGGTGCAACAATCCCAATGCTATTTCCTCAGACTGTAAATGAACAGGAAAGGAAAACTGCTGCACAACCAGGGACAAATAAAGAAAAAATTGAAAGTTTAAAACAACAAAAGCAGAATTTAAACTTGTTTGAAAAAATGCAAGGAAAAGGTTCTGAAATAGATGAACAAATTTATTCCTTAGAAACTGGAAAAACGAAATCTTATACTAATGGTGGATTAATAACAAGACAAAAACCTCAGGATTTCTATACTCAACCTATAAATGTTAGAGACATAGGATTTTCTGGTGGTGGGGCAATTAATACTGATACTGGTGTTCAGGTAACTGGTGCTGGAAAAGATACTCAATTGATTGCAGCACAACCTGGTGAAATTGTTATGAATAAACCAACTGTAGATGCTCTTGGAAAAGATTTCTTTTTAAATCTAAATTCTAAGTTTGGTGGTTCAAGAGCAAATATACCAAAGATGTATAATAATGTTCAGTTAGCTGCTAATGGTGGAGTTGTTGGTGGTAAGGTTGAAAATAAAAAAGAAATATTACCATCTTACGGTAAAAGGAAACCACAAAGTAATTCTACTAAATTGTCTCCTTTTACTATGAAAGAATCTTTTATGAATTTTGGTAATACAAATATTGATAAAGGTAAAACTAATATTTTTAATCAAGAGTATTTGAATAAAACAATAACTCCCAAAAAATTAACTCCTATGCAACAGTGGGCGAAAAATTTCCCACAGTTGGCTAAGAAAGTGAAACCTGGACAATCTGGGTATGATGAAATTCAATCGGTTGTAAATCCAAAACTTGACATCACAAATACATTTTCACCATCTTTTATGCCATTATTTAAAAATGTAATTCAGAATTCTTTTGGTAGCACTATAAATGGTTTAAACTTTGGAGATCAGCAGACAAATATCTCCTTAGAGGAAAGTAAAAAGCATAATTTTATACCAGCAAAACAAAATGTTTATATACCACCCTCACCATCAGTTAATAGAACTCCCAATATTGTTAGTTTACCACCCTTAAAAAAGAGTACTGGTGGAAATCTTTCTGGACAAAGTAAAAGTGGTGGTAGAGACATTCCACCGTTCTCTGCATTTCAAAATACTGCCAGTAGAAAGATTAACATTCAGATTTACGGAATAATAGGAGTAGAATAATATGAATATAAATTCTAAAAAACTTCTTCCTCAATCTAAAAATAGCGACACCCAACAGAAAATAAGTGCCGATAAATTTTTAGTACCAGTAAAAAATATACAGTATAAAAATATTGTAAAATTATCTGAACGTAAAGATGAACAGAAACAAAAATTTGGTAAGTCTGGACTTAGAGATGATATACTTTCTATAAAAGAATCAGTTCTTTCAATAGAAAAAATACTATCAAAAACAATACAATTACAAAAAGATCAAGCAACAAAAGATAGAATACAAAAAGAAAATCAAAGAAGACTTGAGAAAGAAGAAAAGTTTGAAAAGAAGAAAGATTATGGATTTAAGATATTAAAAAATATACCAAAACCAAAACTTGGAATAGTTGATTGGATTAAGAAATTTATTTTAAATGTATTTCTTGGTTATCTTGCAGTAAGAGCAATAGATTATCTACCAACTTTAATATCAATAGCAAGTAAAATAACTCCAGCAATAAATTTTATTGGTTGGATGGGTAAAAATTTATTGAAGGGATTAATAAATTTTATTGATTGGGGATATAAAGCTTATGATTCTACTAAGGGATTTGTAAAACAACTTGGTGGTTCTGGTGCGGAAAAAGTATTTGATGAATTTTCTAAAAATCTAAATGATGTTCTTAATTATACTATAATTGCTGCTTTGGGTGTAGCAGCCCTCGCTAATAAAGTTAAAGATAAACATCCAGACGGAAAGAGGAAACAACTTAGAGATCCTCGTACAAATAAACCAATACCAACAGATAAAAAAGGAAATTATTCTTTTAATAGAAGTGGTAGTGCATATCAAAGAGAAGTTTTTAGAAAAACTGATTGGTCAAATGCACAATATGATGCTAATGAAAATCAATTGATGCGAAGGTACGCCAGAAAATATGGGCGTGACGCTGCGATTGATAAATTTAGTAAAGAAAGTGTAAAGGATCTTGGTGGAAAATATGGTAGATCTAGATTAAGTAATGCTGCAAGAGCTGGTGCTGTTAAGTTAGTTGGAAAGTCTGGTGCAAAGACTGTTTTAAAATTTGCTAGACCTCTTTTAAAAAGACTTCCTATAATAGGAGGACTTATTGATTTTGGTTTGTCTCTTGCAATGGGAGAACCATTAGGTAGGGCAGCATTCTCTGCTATTGGTGCTGCTCTTCTTGGAACCATTGGTACTGGGTTTGGTGGTCCAATTGGTGCTATTATTGGTGGATTTGCTGGAGATTGGGCTGGTGGTAAATTATATGATATCCTATTTAAAGGTAAAAAAGAACAAGCAAAAGATAGAAAAGTAAAAGGTAAAGCTCAAGGTGGAATAATTACTCCTACAAGGGGTGGATCTGCTGTAGGTGGAAGTATTGGTAGAACTCTAAAAGTAAAAAGAACAACACCTAAACAACCAAAATTACAAGCACCAAAAACAGATCCTGGTAAAAATATTGGTGGTGAAAAGGTAATAAGTAAAGTATTTTCTAAGGAAAATCCCAATACATTAGATCAAGTTAGTCCTCTTAGATCTTTAAAAACTACATCTAGTATATTAAAAAGCGGTCAATCTACATTATTAAGTCAGACTATGGCTGTTGGTGTTGATCTTGCTATGGGTCAAAAACCTACCAAGGCATTTTATTCTAAGTATGGAAAGGCATTTGGTTCTTTTATACAAGAATTAGTTAATACTAATATGGAAGTGACAACTCAGGATACTGCAAAATCTATTCTTGCTATGGCTACTGGTGGTATTGTTCCACCCAATATGCCATCTAGAGGACCAAATTTTGGGGCAAAGGTTGGTGAAATTTTAGCAAATACATTTTCTAATTTAGTAGAGAAACAAGCAGCATCAATTCTTACTGCTTTAAGGGAAGAATCAAACAAGAAACCAATTAGTGGGAATGTTCCAGGTGGTCAAACCACACCAGATGGTGAAGTTGATGTTCAGGGTGGGACTTCTGATTTTTGGACATTAGTTGCTATTGCTTCTAGAGAAGATGGTGATCCTCAAGCATGGGCGGATGTTGCTCAATCAATTTATAATAGACTTGGATCTGGGGCATACTCTGGAAAATCTATTAAAGATTTAATACTTGGGCAAATGCAATATGAACCAACATGGAAGTTCCCTAAACCTGGAACAATTGGAGTTCCAAATCCAGAGTGGAGGAATATTACTGATGCACAATCAGCATCTGCTGCTTCTGGGCAATCTCCAGACGCAATGAAAAAAGTTGCAGCGGCACTTTTAGATCCAACTTTGCAAAAAAATGCTAGAGAATTTATACAAGGAAGAACTGATTTTAGAGGGTATAGTGTATCTGGAGGTGTTCAAAGAAAAGGTGGTGATAATTATTTTGGATGGTATAACAATTATAGAGATAATAAAGTTGCCTCTGTTCCTAATTTTGGAGCAACTTCATCTGGGAAAGGTGGTGGATCTGGACCTAATATTCAATTAGGATCAGGGTATGGATCTGCTGGAACTAAAATTGCAGGGGAACTTGGAAGATTTATTAAACAAAAGTTAAGAAGTCCAGCACAATTTCAAGCAGTTACTGAACACCCAGAACATGGTGGAGTTCTTGGTAGACATGCTGATGGATCATTCCATTATTCTAATCGTGCTATTGACATTGGTGCATATACACATGAACAAGGTCCAATTCTAAGAGTAATATCTGAATTTAATAAACTAAAAGGTGTTAGACCTGTGGAATTATTGCATGGAAATAATGATGCTGGGCATAGAGATCACGTTCACGTTGCTTATAAACATGGTGGATTAGTAACAAAACCAACTCATGCTTTAATTGGTGAAACTAAAAAACCAGAAATGGTATTAGATCCAGATACAACTGGAACAATGAATAAAGAATATCCTGGAATGTTAGTAAAATTAAATGCTGCTAAAAATAAAAAACAAATATCTGAGGTGTTAAGTTCTTATGCATCTTATGAAAATAATAACAATCCCACTTTGATATTAATTCCCGTAGAAAAAATTGTAAATAATACTGTATCTAAACAATCTCCACCAGGACCACCAAGATTTGGTAGTACCTTCACATCTGATGCATTAAACATCGAAACTTTACTAGCATGAGCACACCAAACATCGCTGCTAATCCAGCAAATATTTCAATATTCAAAATATATTCTAATCTAAATGGTAATTCTGCCGATGTAAAAGGTGGAGTTGTAAATTTATCTTATTATGAAAGTGTGTTGGAAAATACTATAAGAGTTACTGCTACAATTGTTGATACTGGAAATTCTGGTGAGGGATCCAATGCGTCTAATGTATTGCAACTGTTGCAATTATCTGGATTTGAAAGAGTAGAATTAGAATTTATTGATAATCAACCGACTGAAAATAAAATTAGATTTACTGGAGATAAGTCTCTTTATATTTCTAAAATAAGAAATATATTTTCTCACACTCAAAAAACTGCTTTTACTATAGATTTAGTTACTAAAGAGTTTTTAATTAATGAACAAGAATCAAGTCTTGTTTATAAAAGGTATGATGGTGAAATATCTAGTTCTATCAAAAAAATAGTAAAAGAATATCTTAAGAGTTCTAAACCAGTTTTTACTGATACCACAGTCAACAAATATAATTTTATTGGTGATGCAAAAAAACCAATGAGATTATGTACAGAAATGGCAAGATTTTGTATTCCTGATGGTGTTCCTGGTGCAAAAGGAAAGGTTGCTGGATATTTGTTTTTTGAAAATTATGACGGATATAATTTTAAATCTATAGATAAATTATTAGATTCTAAGAGGGGATATAAATCATACATTTATAATATGAATACTGGTCTTCCTTCTGGATACACTGGAAAAATATTAGAATATTATGCAGATAAAACAATTGATGTTCAAAAAAGAATGGTTGTTGGTGGGTATGGAACTAAACTTGAGGGGTATGATCCATATACGGATAAATTTGGATATGCCTTAGTTGATTCTCAAAAACAACCTCAATTAGGTGGAAAGACCATGCCAAAATTGGCACCTGGTTTTAGTGGACCTTCTAGAAAATCGATAAGAAGATTGGATGTTGGGCAACTACCAGATGGATCTACCAGTGAACAACAGTTGAAAGGTGTATTTGTTCAGAATTTAGATGCTGGTAATGTCATTGCACAGTCTGCAATGAGATATAATCAATTATTTACTTTAGTTTTAACAATAACTATTGCTGGAGATATTTCAATTAGAGCTGGTGACTTAATCTATTGTGATTTTCCTGGAACTACGCCAAAAGATAATCCTCAACCAGACAAAGGGATATAGATCGAGACAAAAAATTACTCGATGATCCAACTATTTCTTCACAAGCAAGAAGACATACTCAAGAAGAGTTAATCTCTTTAGAAAAGTATAAAGATCGTCACCCAGATGATGATCATGATCCAACTGCCTTAGAGCTTTATTGCGATGAAAATCCAGAAGCTCTTGAATGTAGAATATACGAAAACTGATGGAATTTACTGGATCTCTTTTTGATACTAATGCCCATGGTAATTATTGGGAAGGTATTGTTGTAGGTAGAGGTGAATGGCCCAGAACTGATAAACCAATAAAGGATGCTAATGAATTAAATAATTGGGGATATAGAGTTAAAGTTAGGATACAGGGAGTTCATCCTGCTGACAAAAAAATACTACCAGATTCTCAATTACCTTGGATAGAACTTCCTGGAAGTTTTTTTGGTAGTGGTCATAGGGGAACAGGAATGACCCCAGGTATAACTCAAGGTTCTAGAGTGTGGGGAATTTGGGCAGTACCTTCCCTTAAAAAAACACCTATAATACTTGGTGTAAAATATAATAATGAACAAACTAATTTAAAAAAAACACAAGAAAGTGGATTTGATCCTCTTAGTGGATTTAGTGATACTGATACTGTTCCAGGATATTCTGTACCACTGGTAGAAGGTAATCCATTAGAAGGTATTGCTTTTGGAAATTTTTGGAACCAGTCTGATGCTGGTAAAATGGAAGAATATACCTTTGGTATAGATTCTCCTAAACCATGTACAACAACTCCATTATCTGAAATACAATTAACTATAAGATCTTTAATCCAAAAAATTGAAAAGGTACGAAGGCAATTATCTACTTGGAAAAATGCTGCTCAAAAATGGATTGCTGATAAACAAGCTTACATTAATAATTTGATTGAGCAAGCAGCAAAGAAAGTTGCAGAAGGTCTAAGGTGGTTAATAGAAACCATTAGAAAATATGTAATGGAATTTGTTCAGGATAAAATTAAAAAATTATATTATTTAATTAATCCTTCTGATAGAGATAAAGCAAAGACTGCCCAAGATAAAGTAGTTGAGTTAATAACATGTCTCTTTAATAAACTTATAAATGGACTATTGGGAATAGTTTTAGGATTATTAAAAAACGCTGTTGGTAAATTTGTTAATGTACCTCAATGTGTAGTTGAGAACATTATGTCATCATTATTGGGAAATCTATTTGGATTTTTGGGTGGTGCAATTGATAATATATTAAGTTCTATATCATCATTAGTTGGTAGTGTTATCAGCGTTGCTGATGGTATTCTTGGACTAATAACAAAAATTCTTGGATTTTTCTCTTGTGATGATCAAAATGATTGTCCAGAAACGACACAATGGAATCTTTGGGATGGTGGTAGACCTTCAGTAACTTTTGATCTTCAATCTATATTTAACGAAGCAAAAAACATTGCTGCTAGTGTTCAAAATGTTGTAGATCCTGATAATTTTAATTTTGATTTTAGTGGTTTGTTCTCACAACTTTCTAGTGGTGTTAATAGTTGTTTTACTGGTCCAGTTTTATGTGGACCACCAAGGGTTGAATTTTTTGGTGGTGGAGGAAAAGGTGCTACAGCAAATGCAATTGTAAGTGCTGCTGGTGAAATTATGGGGGTTGATGTTATTACTCCTGGATCTGGATACACGAAAGCACCTTTTGTAAATATAGTTGATGATTGTGGTAAAGGTAAAGGTGCTGTTGTAAGAGCTGTTATTGGTACTCCTTCTGGTGGTGGAAATGATGGGACTGGTGATGGTGGTGGAACTGGTACAGGCACTGGCACTGGAACTGGTACAGGTACGGGAACTGGCACTGGAACTGGCACTGGAACTGGTACAGGCACTGGGATCGGAACTACATCAACGAGTGACGGAACTTTTGGTGTTATTGCAGTAATTGTTGAAGAATCTGGTTTTGATTATATAAGTTCTCCTGATGGAGACTTGGGTGGTGATGGAAGAATTTGGGCTACTTCAGATCAAATAATTGTGAGAAGATCTGATGGTACTTATGATGAACCATATAATGTTGGTGATGAAATATTATACTTAACTGATGGTGATTTAGTCAGTACACCAGATGATAGAAGTGGAATAAATGTTTTAACTGGTGGTGGGGGTGCTGTAGGTGATGAAGGTGATGGTGTTATCCGTAAATTCCCTAGTAGTACTATAGGAGAATATCCAGTTTTTCTTTATCTTTGTGGTATTGATGTAGTTAGGGCAGGTATAAATTATTCCCCAACGGATAAAATTATTATTGAACCTAATGTTAATGGTGCCATTCTTGAACCAGTGTGGGGTCCTTTTGGTGTTTTGGAAAAGGTCAACATCTTATCTACTGGAATAGGATTTACTGAAAGACCACAGATATATGTGAAGAGTGAAACTGGATATAATGCTCAACTCAATCCAGTATTCTGTGTAAATAGAGTAGGTGATGATATGGTTGGATCTTTACCATCAGATCTTACCCCAGATAAAATAGTAAAAGTTGTAGACTGTGTTGGAATAGTTTAATGACAAAACCTAAAACCGAAGCAAGAAGATTTGGTACACATGAAGGTGAATTAAAATTTGGTCATGTTGACATAAATGGTTTAATGTCTGGTGTTCAATTGAGAAATGGACCACCAGGACCAGAAGCAGAGCATTTTATGCAATTCTGTTCTACTGGTAAAATGAAGGGTGGGACAATCAATCGCTGTCCAACAACATATCAAATACATTGTGCTGAGAAATCTATCGATGGTATAGGGTTTATATTGAATGTTGCTGATGGTGATATTGTTTTACGTGCCGCTAACGGAAGAATACGTTTAATGGCGGATAATATTGACATGAAAGCAAGAGGAAAGAATGGTAAAAATGGATTTATAAATCTTGATGCTGACGAAAAAGTTGTAATGAGGGCTAAAAATATAGAAGTAAATGGAACTTCTGTGGTTAAATTTTTCTCTTCTGGACTATGTGAAATTGTTGGTAAAAATACTTTAAATTTTTACGGTGGTCTAGTTGATTGTGCTGATGGTGCAACAACTGGATTAAATTCTAAACATAGTTCTGGTTTAGAAACTCAAGAAATGTTTAGTTTATAAAAATATGAAATTACCAGATATAGAAATAGGGAAAAGATTATTTCTCGGTAAAGGAAATCCAACAAATGTTTTAGGTGTTGGTCCAACCGAAGTAAGAGGATCTGGATACTTAGAAGGACCCACTGTAACTGGTGATCCTAGTTTATTTAAACCAGCACCTCAAGAAATGGCCACGGTTATGTGTGGTCCAACTAAAAATCCAGATGTTACAAAAGTTGGAACGATACCATTTCTTTCATTATTCGTTCAAACATATGCCAGAATAAAATCATTTCTAAAAGTTGATACATTATTATCTGTTAAGTTAATTAAATCTGATATAATTTATACTAATGTTTTGATGGCTAATACGAAAAATTTTGTAATAGATCATCCAACAAAAGAAAATAAAAAGTTAGTTTATGGTTGTCTTGAGGGACCAGAACATTCAGTATATGTTAGAGGACGATTAAGAAATAATAATACAATTGAATTACCAGAATATTGGACTAACTTAGTAGATGAAACTACAATTACAGTTTCTTTGACTGCTATTAGTTTTGAACAATCTTTATTTGTTGCTAAAATTAAAGATAATAAAATAATTATAGGTAATTATATGACTGAGTTTGGTGAATTACCTATTGATTGTTTCTACCATGTATTTGCAGAAAGAAAAGATGTAAATAAATTGCAAACGGAGATTTGAGATGCCAGGATTTAATTTTAGACAGTACGGAACCTTCACTGGACCAGCAAAAAATTATAATTTTGATGATAGTGATTCTAAATGGTGGAGTGATATTCCAATAGACACTTCTTTTAAATTAAATGATATTGGAGTTTTATTTTTCAACAATCAAGCAGACTATGCATACTTCCACCTATATGGAGTATCAACAGCGTTAGTTACATTTGAAAAGAATAGTGGAGATTTACCTAATTTACTTGCGAATATTCAAAATACAATTTTTAACGGAAACATTATTATTAATGGAACTACCGTAGCAAATGATAATATTGTATGTAATTCTAATGTTGCTTGTAATGGTGTATTGAATTTGTCTGGCGTTGGTAATGCGGCGTCTTATATGACGACTACTAGAGCAATCGCACAATCTAAAAAATCTTTTGACATACCACACCCATTAAAAGATGATCATCGCCTTCGATATGTTTGTTTAGAAGGTCCTGCTGCGGAAGTTTATATTAGGGGTAAATTGGAAAATGAAAATATTATTACGTTACCAGAATACTGGAGTAATTTAATAGATCAAGAAACAATAGGAGTAACATTAACACCTATTGGGTATCATCAAGAATTGTTTGTTGAAAAAATAGAATGGGGATCTAGAATTATTGTTAAAAATAATTCTGGTGGATCTGTAAATTGTTACTATACGATTACTGCAGAAAGAAAGGATACTCCAAAAAATATTCCAGAGTACATAGGGTTGACACCAGCAGATTATCCAGGAGATAATAGTGAATATACTATTAATGGTAATTGGAAAAATAAATAACTTAACAGTACACCATAGTTATGACAACATTATCAACCGTTGGGCAGACAGTTGTTTCTGGATTAACTTCCGAATCATCAAATAGAACAGACAGTAATTCAACATTTGCTGTTCCATTAGGAATAGCTGGAACTTCTATTAGTCAGTATCAATTACCAGCAAAAGAATTGGATCTTGAGATACTTGAAAACGTGCAACCTATATTGGATCAAATAAATGCTAAAAAATCTCAGATAGTTTCTATTTGTAATTCTGTGATGTCTGTTTATATTCCTGGAATAAGATCTCCATTATGTGCAGTTGAAGCTGATAAAGCAAATTTAGATTCTGATGTCATATCTGATAAAAATGAATATCCAGCGGTAATTGGTGGGTTTAGTTTTGGTGGAACAGCAAATCCAGGAACTCCTCAAATTGCTTATGGGAATGTTAGACCTGATAACATAAGAATTTTAAGATATCCTAATTTAGAAAATAGAGTTGCACCTAATGATAATGCTTTAGAGAATTATAAATTTCCAGTATTAACAACTCAGAATGCTGGACAAGGGAAGGTAGATTCTTTCTTCAAAAATTCAAAATATAATGATGGTGTTCTTACTTATTATGTAACTAGCGATTCTGGTAATTGGGATAGTGAATCTTGGAATAGTAGTAGTAATGTAATAGGTCAATATGTTAAAGTTACTGGACCAGGAATTGGTACTGTAGGAATTCCTGGAGCATATGATCATCCATCTCAAACATTTACAGCAGAACCAGAATATGCCTCAATAGTTTCTGGATTGACTGGTATTACTACAGGAACTTTTAATGGTCTTGGTGTTAATTTTAATCCAGTAACATTAAAACTAGAATCAACTGGATTTCCCCCATTACTCATGTCTGCTTCTGGTACACTTGTTATTGCTTCAGGTCTTAATGCAACAACAATCATTAATAGTATTAATACTTTAGAATCTGAAATTCAAGCATTAAGAGTTGGGATTAGCACTTGGTTTAGTGAAGTAAACTCATTGAAAGAAAGGAGACATGGACAACAGTTGAGAGTGTGGAGTTATAAAAGAGTACAGACAAGAAATAGTTCAGAAAATGTGAACATTGGATTGGGTGTTTCTTCTGTTGAGCGAGTTGATCCTAGATTACCAACAACAATCTATGTCTTTGATAATGAAGACAGTAGATTTGATGATACAAGTGTAAAGTTTGATGCCAACTGATAATAAATAATAAGAAAATTATTTTATATAATAATGGCAAAATCACTTATTAGTATTGGATCGACATCTAATGATGGTACTGGAGATACTCTAAGAGCAGGAGCAGAAAAAATTAATGCTAATTTTGATGAGATTTATAGTACATTTGGAAATGGAACATCTTTAAGTTCCTCAGTGTCAAATGCAGCAACATCTTCATACGCATCTGTTGCAGGAATTGCAACGATTGCACAGGGATTAAGTGGTGCTCCTAATATTACTGCAGGTATTGTAACTACTTCAGGTAATCTAAATGTAGTTGGAATTGTTACTTCTTCAGGAGCAACAATATATAATACAACTACTTTAACCAGTGTTTCTGTTAGTGGTGTAACTACTTTTAGTGGATCTGGTAATAATATTAATCAATCTGCTGGAACTGCTGCAATTAATAGATTAGTAGTTTCTGGCATAACAACGTCTGGAGTTGGTAATACTGCAACTTTAGGTACTAATAGTACTATGCAATTCTTCCTTCAGAATGATACTACTCTTAGAGTTGCCGTTAGAGGTTCTGATGGTGTCACTAGATATGGGACAATCTCACTCGCATAAAGGCTTGACAGATGCTTTTTGACCATGTATAATGATGAGGTAAACAAAGGTGATGCCATGATTTTTGACAATGAAGAGTATCTCACACGTTGCGTCGTGGATCCCAGCACTCGCACTTTTTTGATTTATTCGAATTTGGGTAATAAAAAGGTGATTGATTGTGCTAATAGTGATGAGTTTCTAAACGTTCTCAGCTTTGTTCGGACAACTCTCGGATCTGATACTCTAGTTTACGCTGATCCCCTTGTGAAAGGGTGATCCTTGCGGGCATGGTGTAGCGGTAACATACCATCCTTCCAAGTTGTAGTCACGGGTTCGATCCCCGTTGCCCGCTTACCAAAATTGGACTTTAATTCCATTTTTGGTCGAAAAAATTTCCCGCCAAAAATTTGCTAAAAACCCTTTTTATGAACCCTTATAAAGTTTCTTATAAAAATTTAAAAGAGGAACCTGTTAAAACTACACCTGAGAATGTGAGGGAAGCAAATGAAGCATTATTTCATGCTAAAATGACACTTCCAGCTGCTGCCAAGCATTGTGGTATGTCTAAAAAAGAAATGAAATTGACATTTTACGAATATCTTAAATACCACCCTAAAACTTATATTGGGGAATAATTGTTTACCCCTAATATATAATAAAAGAAGATTCTTATGGGATATAGAATCGGTAGCACTTATTGTTGGTATGAACTTGATAATGAAGACGTTATTGTTAAAATGTATTTTATAAATAATGTTCCTTTTACTTTTGATGAACTTTCACCTATAGTTTCTGAAGATCCAGAAGTTATAACTATAGCTAATGAAAATAATAAATTTTCACCAGAAGATTTATATAGAACTTCATTTTATCTAATTGATGAGCAAGTACATCCATTTTTATTTCCAGTAGATTTAGAAAACCCAGAGGAATTACCAGATGATTGAAGAATTTTGTAAATACTTTGAAGGTTATTTTAACAATCAAGCACAAGCATTTGCAAATCCTAGTCAATTTGCTTTAATAGAAATAGAACATCATCAGATTTCTAATAATAAATTTACAGTATCTCAAAAATACAATACAGATCCAAATCCATATCGTAAAACAATTATTGAAGTAATTGAAGAAGAGAATTATCTTCTTCTTAAAAATTATAAGGATAGTGAAGAATTGACGCATCTCCCTGGATGTGATATTATTATGGAATACAGAGAAGGTAAGTTTTTTGGAAAAAATTCCTGCAAAGACTGTATTGTTCCTTGGGGAATTAAGACTACATACTTAATGACTGAAAGTATTCTTAGTGAAAATCTTTATCAAGTCATTGATAAGGGATTTGATGTTGAGAATGATGAACAAATCTGGGGATCCTTTAATGGACCTTTCAGATTTGATAAAATTAAATCTTTTAAAGAGGAATAATTCTCTTTTTTGCCTTTGTAGCTCAGTGGTAGAGCAGGGCTTTTGTAAAGCTCAGGTCGCAAGTTCAAATCTTGTCGGGGGCTTTGAGTTAATAACTCTAATATGAAAAACGAAGTAAATTTTAAATATATTGATGTCTTTGATAACAAAGATGTAACTTATGATTTGGAAAAATATCCAATGAATAAGATTATTCTTAGGGAAGTGCAAAAATATTATCCTAGCGTTCAAGATCTAAGTCTCCTTCATGAATATGTTGAAGGTGGAAAAGTCTCTGATTTAATGTCAAAAGTTAGTAAAGACTTAACTAAAACAGAATTTTATGAATATTTTGATGATATTGTTAAACAGTACGTTGTATCACAAATTGATCGTGATGTTCTAATTCAAAAATTTGGGAACGTTAGGGCAGTTATTCCAAATCAAGATAAAATTGGTGCTCTTCTTCACTTTCATCAAGGAAGGTGGGTTGGAAATGGTCTTGGACTAAGAACCGTTTGGATGGCATTTACAGAATGTTATGACAGCAATAGTTTGCAAATTCTTCCTTTAGAAGAAAGTAGAAGAATTACTATTGATGCAGTTAAAGAGAATTGGTCATATGAAAAACTCCAAGAAGAATGCACAAAACATGCATTTCCTGTAAATATTAAACCAGGACAATTTCATCTGTTCACTCAAGAACATATTCATGGTAATTTCCCAAATCTTACTAACAAAACCAGAATTAGTATTGATGTAAGAATTTTATTGGAAGATGGTCAACCTCATCGTAAATGGCCAGGTGCTTATTTTAGAAAATTAGGGGATCTTGATATTAATTCTACACCTGTAGAAATTAAACCAGGGGAATCTACTGCAACATACGCTGAGTATGAAGGATTTAAAACAAAAGGAATTGATCTTCATTTTCAAACTCTTACGGTAAGAAATTACTGCTCCAGAATGGGGTATGTTTTTCCATATCAACATGCAGATAATGAAGGTACTCATCATGCACATTTGGAACATTTGATTGAGCATGGAAATATTGATCATTTGTTCCTGTTTAGTATTTTCTCACTACCAGATGATCCAGACAGAAGACAATATTTAATGAATTTAGCTTTAAAGAATAATTGTAAACTGCACTTTGCAAATGAAGAGTTTGTACTTGACAATGAGAAAATGTTGAGTAAAATAGAGTACTTACGATCATTTACAAATGATTGGACAAATCCTGTTGATCAAGTTCTATGAAAATTAATCTTTGGTACTGTGGTGAAATGAAACAATGGCGTTGGACTTTATGTGATGATTCGAGACCAATATTGAGGCAAGAATCTGGTCAACAACCAAATCTTAGGAGTGCAATGAATGATGTAGTAAGCACTGTTGAATATATGCTTGACAATCAAGAAAATAGTGCTATAATTTAATTGCGATACTAATTCGCAGTGACCCAAAAAGTGTGACTTCAGAACCCTCTTCTAGAGGGTTTTGTTGTATTTAAATCATGGTTTTTTATCCTAATAAATAAAACATAGTAGAAACCTAAGAGTAATAAAATGGGTCTTAGCCGCTTAGATAATTTCCTGAAAAATAGTAGAGGAAATACCCTTTATGTCGATCCATCGAGTATAGATGCTACTGATAGTATCGAAAATCAAGGCAATTCTCTTGCCCGCCCTTTTAAAACAATTCAGAGGGCACTAATAGAAGCAGCAAGATTTTCTTACCAAAGAGGATTTGATAATGATAGATTTGGTAGAACATCTATTATAGTTTATCCTGGTGATCATATTATTGATAATAGACCTGGATGGATACCAATACACGAAGCACCTGTTAGTGGAAGTAATTGGAGACAGAGAAGTGGTGCTTTATCAAATGATTTCAGTGCATTTAATTTAGATTCAAATTTTGATGTATTTGATGATAATAACGATTTATATAAATTTAACAGTGTTTACGGTGGTGTAATTATTCCTCGTGGAACTTCTGTAGTTGGATTAGATCTTAGAAAAACAAAAATAAGACCTAGATTTGTTCCAGATCCAACAAATGATAATATTACAGCAACATCAATTTTTAGAGTAACTGGATCTTGTTATTTCTATCAATTTACTTTTTTTGATGCTGATCCAGCAAGCACTGTTTATAATTCATATAATACTACAAAATTTGTTCCAAATTTTTCTCACCATAAAGTCACTGCTTTTGAGTATGCTGATGGTGCAAATCCAGTAAAATTTAATGATACTTTCTTAACATATTCCACTGATAGAACAGATTTAGATCTCTATTATCAAAAAATAGGACTAGCATATGGTCCATCGAGTGGTAGAGAAATATCGAATGATTATCCAAGTCCCCTTATTGATATACAACCAAAAGTAGATGAATTTAGAATTGTTGGATCTAAGGGACAAGATGTAGGAATTACGAGTATTAAATCTGGTAATGGTGTTACTGCATCAACAACTATTACTGTAGATATTGAAGATATAATTCCAGGTATAGACGTAGATACACCTATTAGAATTGAAGGTGTTCCAGTTTCTGGATATAATGGTCAATATATCATTGCTACTGTAGAATCTCCAACCAGAATTACATATAAGACCTCTACTGCTCCTGTAAATCCTTTACCAACTATTGTTAGTGGATCTCCAACACTTAACATTGTAGTAGATACTGTTACTTCTTCATCACCTTATATCTTTAACTGTTCTTTAAGATCAGTATTTGGTATGTGTGGATTACATGCCGATGGAAGTAAAGCTGATGGATTTAAATCCATGGTTGTGGCACAATTTACTGGAATAGGTCTCCAAAAAGATGACAATGCGTTTGTAAAATATAATCGGAGTACTGGTGTTTATGAAGACAGTACTTCTGTAACTAATATTCACACTAATTCTTCTTCTTTATATAAACCATCCTACGAAAGTTTTCATATTAAAGCATCTAATGATGCGTTCTTACAATTAGTATCAATTTTTGCTATTGGATATGCTAACCATTTCTTAGTAGAAAGTGGTGGTGATCATTCAATCACCAACTCAAACTCTAACTTTGGTGCAAAGGCATTAGTTGCTAGAGGATTTAAGAGAGAATCTTTCCCAAGAGATGATACTGGATTTATAACTCATATTATTCCACCTAAACAAATTGAGAATAGTGATGTAACTATTGAATTTGATGCTATCGATGTTGGAAGAACAGTTGGAATTGCTTCTACTAGTAGATTATATCTTTACAATAGAACCAATCCAAATGATCCACCAAATCATATTGTAGAGGGATATAGAATAGGTGCGAAAAAAGATGATAGTCTTCATGTTTTAATTAATAATGGTAATGGCACTACTCAATCATTATCTGCTAGAATAGTGATGCCTAATACCCAAAATACGGGTATTTATGAATCCACACATAGAAAGGTAGTTCATGTTGGTAGAACAAATGCTGGTATTAACAGCATTGCTGCAGATACACTAACATTCACAACACCACATAAATTCATAAATGGTGAAACAATTAGAATTTTTAGTAGTACTGGTGAATTACCTGATGGATTAAATCACAATCAAATTTATTATGCCATTACTAATGGTGTTAATACAGATCAAATTCAACTGGCACAAACCTTTAATGATACTGTAACTTCTGATGCCATTTCAATTAACAACAAAGGTGGAATATTATTAGTAGAAAGTAGAGTATCTGATAAAGTATCTGGTGATATTGGACATCCAATTCAATTTGATAATAGTGTTGGGCAATGGTATTTGACTGTAAGTGGAATATCCACTTTTAACAATTTAACACCAGCAGTTGTTGGATTGGGAACTACAACATTAGGAAGTGCAACATCCAGATCATTTATTAAGAGAAAACCAGATACTAGAGTATTAACTGATAAAATTTATAGAGCAAGATATGTTATTCCAAGAGATGCTGTAGTAGTTGCAAGACCTCCTCAAGAAGGATTTGTAATACAAGAATCTAATGATACTATTGGTGGTACATCCGCAGAAATTTTAAAGTATAATAGTGTAGATTCTGTAACATTATCTAATAGCTCCGAGTTAAGAAACTATAGATTAATATCCAATGCTATTTGGGATAATTTAGTAGGAATTGCCACTTATACGACAGAAGTTCCTCACGAATTGTCAATTGGTTCATTAGTTGAAATTAAAAATATTAAAACCACAACAAATACTACTGGAGTGGGTAATAGTGGATTTAATGGATACTATGAAATAACTTCTAAACCAACGAGAAGAACTTTTACTGTAGGATTGACAACTAATCCAGGAACTTTTATCAGTAATACTTCAGTAAGAGATGAAAATCTACCTTATTATCGTAGAGCTAAATTTAATAATACTTTTGTTGTATACAAGACTAGAGAAATACAAGAATATGTTCCAAATGATAAAGATGGAATTTATCATTTAACATTATTGAGTGTTTCTAATTCTCCTAATGTTGTACCTTTTGATGGATTAAAGTTCTCTCAACCAATTAAAAATCTTTATCCACAATTAGATAGAGATAACTCCGATTCTGATCCACCAAAAGCAACGTCTTTTGCTCTACCAAATCCAGTTGGATTAGTAGAAATTAATAACCCAGAATATAGCATTACTAAAGAAACTTTAGTTAATAAGTTACATGATTTTGCTGTGGGATTTGGATTAACTGATATTCAATCTTCATCTGGAGTTGCTCATACATTATATACAAGATTAGATCATGGATTAAATCGAATTACTAGAGTTGGTATAGTTAGTGCTGGTGTAAATTATGGTAATGGATCTGGTACAGATCAAACTTTATATAATGCTCGTTTGGTAGGATTTGCTGGTTCTACAACTGGAAAATATGCTACAGCAAACGTTAAAATTAATTCCACTGGTAGAATTACTGCTGTCAATATTATCGATGGTGGTAGTGCTTATGGAATTGGTAATACATTAGCTGTTGTTGGTATTGCTACAACTACTGGACATATTGTTGGTGTAGTTTCGGTAACTGAAATTTACAATAATATTGGTGATTGTATCGCTGTAGAAGGAGTTCAAGGAGATACTTTTAAAACATATAATAATCTATACAGAATTACCAGTATTAATGTAGGACAAGAAAAACAAATTCAAGTATCTTCTTCATCAACAATTACTGCGGATTATGAATTTATTGGATCATTACCAATAACTGGTGTTAATACCAATGGATTAGTTAGTGTTAATAGTGATGCTTTAATTTACACTGCTTCATATGTTTCTGGAAGAACATTAGGTATTTCTTCAATAACATATACTAGAACAACTGGTATTGCTAGTGTTAGTTTTGTTGAACCTCACGGGTATTATGTTGATAATAAGGTAAAAATTAGTGGATTTAATGAAGGATTTTATAATGGAGACTTTATTGTAAAGAAAATCCATAGTGTAACTTCTTTAGATGTTTTTGTCGGTGTATCTACTATCTCATTGGGAACAACATCAACTTCTGGAGCATACTTATTTAAACCAGGATTTGGTGCTCAGGGTGGTTTCTTATCTGATAATAATGAAAGAACATCAGGAAGAATAACCCCATATTATGCTGGAATTACAACTACTTTATCTGTAGCATTAACTAATCCAAGCACAAATGTTCTTACTGTTGGTAATGCCTTAAGACTTAATCTACAAGTTGGTGATTACTTAATAATTAATAATGAGATAATGAGGGTGTCTTCTACAGTTACATCTTCAACTCAAATTAATGTTTTCCGTGGACTATTTGGTAGTTCTAAGGAAAGTCACTTAATAAATTCTGTTATAAGAAGAGTTAAATTCTTACCGATTGAATTTAGAAGAAATTCAATTCTTCGTGCTTCTGGGCATACTTTTGAATATCTTGGGTTTGGTCCTGGTAATTATTCTACTGCTTTACCAGAAAGACAGGATAGAAAATTCACTGACACTGAAAGGATATTATCTCAAGCAGTAAGTGATGATGGTGGTGCTCCAATTTACACTGGAATGGATGATCGTGGTAATAATTATACTGTTAACGCAGTCACTAATTCTTCTACTGGTCAAGAACTTCTCGTAAATACCCCAATTCCTTCTGTAAGAGGTGAAGATTTAACTTCCGATACAACTTCTATTGGATTTGACGTTCAATCTACATCAGAGTTAACGATCGAAAGATCTTTAAAAGTTGAAGGTGGAAACGCTGGAACTATAATTTCTGAGTTCAATGGTCCAGTTATATTCAATAATAAATTATCATCAAACTCTGATGAGGGTATTGAAGCAAATTCCTTGTATTTGCAAGGTGATGCTACTATTTCCAGGAAGTTTACTGTTGGAGTATCTCAACCAACTCTTGCTGGAAACCCAGGTGATCTTGTATTTTACTCTGATCCACATCCAGGTAGTACTGTTGGATGGGTTTATACTGTAGAAAATGATTGGAAAGAGTTTGCACCCATTAAGAATGAAAATGGGCATTTTGTAGGTATTTTTAGTGGTTCATTTATTGGTGATGGATCTGCACTTAGCAGCGTATCTGATATTTGGGTTTTTGATGGTGTTGGTATTTCAACTACAAATAACGTTGGTATAGAAACTACATCTGCAAAACCAGGATATTCTCTCTATGCTGCTGGTCCTGTTCTGTTTGAAAATAATGTTGAGTTTAGATCTCAATCACTTCTCTGGAATATTACTAATGGTTTCATAGTTAATACTGGTATTACTACATTTAATCAACAATTAAATGTTAATACATTTAGAACTGTAGGTGTTGCTACTTTCCAGAACGATGTCATTGTAACTACAAATCCAGCAACTACTGGAGATGTTAGTGGAAATTATTTGAAATTTGTACAGACAGATACTGCTATAAATGCTTCTTATTTCTATGGTGGAATTCTTTGGGATGGTAATGATGCTGGTAATAATGGAACTAGAGGATATATTAGAGGAGAATCTGAAGGAACCTCAGGTCAATTTGCTATAACTTTTGGTACTCAGGGATCTGGTGCAAGCAATCCACAAGAAAGATTGAGACTTGATAGTGCTGGTGATGTAAATGTTACCAATAATTTGAATGTTGGAGTTAATATCGTCGCTGCTGGTGAAATAACTGCTAATTCGGATGAGAGAATAAAAACCAACATCAAGACCATTGACAATGCACTTGAAAAAGTTCTTCAACTTCGTGGAGTTGAATATGATCGTACAGATATTGAAAAGCACCAGATCGGTGTCATTGCTCAGGAAGTTGAGAAGGTTCTACCAGATGTCGTTTTGGATGGTGAGAAAAAATCTGTTGCCTATGGTAACATGGTAGCAGTTCTTATCGAGGCAATCAAAGAGCAACAAAAGCAAATTGAGACACAAGGTAAGCAAATTGAGGAACTTTTAAGAAGACTTGATGGATAATTGACCAATTGATAAACTGTCACAAGGGGTCCCTAGGACCCCTTCTTTTTGCTGTATAATAATTCTATCGGCAATGAGTTCCATGTTCCAACTTCGCCCTCACCAAAAAGACGCTCTTGAAGCAATGCTTCGTTATCTCAAGGGTATCGTTGTTGCTCCAACTGGCGCTGGTAAAAGCATTATTGCTATCTATGACACCATTCGTCAGTTTGCTCTGGGTAACCAGACTGTGGTTGTGGTTGCTCCTAGACTGCTTCTCGCTCAGCAGTTGTGCTCTGAGTTCATGGAGCACATTACTGATGCTTCTGTGATGCATGTTCATTCTGCTAAAGACTGTAATTATTTTGCTACAACCAATCCTAATAAAATTGGTGATTGGTGTGAAAATACTCAGGGTAATAAACTGATCTTTACGACTTATAATTCTCTTCAACGTATTGTCGATGCAGGTATTCATATCAACGCTATCTATTTTGACGAAGCACACAATTCTGTTAAAAGGTCATTTTTTGATGGCACACGCATTCTTTCTAAGTATGCTGATCGTTGTTATTTCTTTACTGCAACTCCGAAGTATTCTGCTACTCCGAAAAAACCAGGAATGAATGATCGTGAAGTTTATGGTAAGATCATCTTCAATGTTCCTGCTCCCGAGTTGATTGCTAATGGTTCTATCTTGCCTCCTAAGATTAATGCCATGAACATTGGATCTGCTCGTGATAAAGACCAGAACACTGCTGAGAGGGACTGTATGACCCTCCTAGACACTATCTTGAACGAAGAGCATATGGACAAGGTTCTTGTTGCTGCTCCCAACACCAAGGTCTTGATCCGTATGATTGCTGAGACTAATTTCATGACAGAAGTTCAGTCTTATGGTTATGATGTTCTTTGGATCACTGCTAAGTATGGTGCATTTATCAACAATATTAAGATCAGTCGTGAAGAGTTCTTTAATAAGATTTCTGACTTCGGTAAAGATCCCAACAAAAAGTTC